TTGTGAGCCCATAGGGACACCCTATATAATAAGGGGAGAGCGTGATTTACAACCCAAGCGGATCGGGCAATGTCCATGTAGACCGGATAATGGGGAGTAAGAAGATGCCTCCGAAGAAGCCGCCGGCCAAGAAGGGAATGGGTTTCGCTGCTGCAGCAAAGGCTGCTGGTGGCGGACAGAAGGGCGCCGCTATCGTTGCCGCTGCCAGTCAGAAGGCTTCTCCGGCGGCTAAGGCGGCAAATCCTAACCTCAAGAAGGTCGCTGTCAAGGGCTCGAAGAAGGCCTCTGGCGGCAAGTTCGTGAAGAAGGGTGGTGGCAAGAAGAAGTGAACAAGTATGGATTCTGGGTTGACGTCGCTAACAAGCAGTTCGGCGACCAGAGCTGGATCCACGCCCTTCCGATCGGAAAGTACGAACATCCGGTTTACGGGGCGATGGAATTCACGCCCGAGAAGATCAGCAACTTCGCGACGAGTGTGAAGACCAAGGTCCGCGGAATCGACCCGGACATCGACTACGATCACAAGGCGACTGATGGTAAGGCCGCTGGGTGGGTCAAGGACGCTAAGGTCGAAGGCGATGGTCTCCACCTCCAGGTGGAATGGACCAAGGCCGCTTCCGAAGCGATCAAGAACGGGGAGTACAGGTACTTCAGTCCTGAGTTCGATGACGAGTGGACTGACGGTCAGGGAGTTAAGCACAACGATGTCCTTTTCGGGGGCGCGCTTACCAACCGACCGTTCCTGAAGGATCTCCTGCCCGTCAACCTCTCAGAAATCACGACACACAAGGGAGACAAGGTGCCTACACCACCGACTCCTGCACCGACCCCCAGCGCACCAGTGACTCCCCCTGTGGTTCCTTCGGCTGGAGGGTCCGCGCAGCTGGACGAGGCGGCAATCAACAAGCTGCTGTCGGAGCACCCGCTGCTCAAGCAGCTGCAGGAGCAGGTCAATTCCGCCAACACGAAGTTGGCCGAGGCTGAGCGTGCGACTAAGCTCGCCGAGACGCGTGGTCGTCTCAAGGCGCTTCAGGCGAACCAGGGTGGACGCAAGTACGTCCTTCCGCCATCGGTCATCGACAGCATCGCTCAGGGTACCGTTGCAGGTGACCCGGTGAAGATGTCGGAAGCCTTCGTTGGCTCTCTCGAGACGCTCGCCAAGGTGGGCTTCGTCGAGCTGGGCGAGCGTGGCAAGATGGGTCGGGGTGGTGCGGGTCAGGAGAAGGACGCGACGACTCAGCTCAACGAGCTCGTGCTTCAGACTCGGACGAATCACTTCAAGACGACCGGTAAGCAGCTTTCGTATTCCGAAGCTGTTCGAGCCGTCACGCGTGCTAACCCGGAGCTGTACCTCGAGCACCGGGCCGACTCCTACGCTGGGAAGGAGGAAAGCTAATGCCGGGTATGGATTATAGGCTCTCCAAGGCATATCTTGCTACGGGCGGTTCTGTCGCGCTTAGCAAGTTTCAGGTTATGAAGGCTGTTGCGCAGACGACTATTGCACCTGCCCAGTGCGCGCGTATGGTCTCTACGACCGATGCAGCCGTCCAGCCTCTGGGTGTCTTGATGGAAGACCTCGATGCTGCCAAGACTGCCACGGGCAAGGCCTACGTCAACATCGCGCTCGAAGGTAACGTCAAGGTTATTTGGGACGGTGCGGGTACCGCTCTCACGCCTGGACTCTTCGTGAAGCTTTCAGCTCTTGCTGCTGCTTCTGGTGACGGTATGGTCACTGCGTGTACGCAGGCCATTACTACGGCAGATCCCGTTCCTGTAGTCGGTCGTGTTCTTGGCATCGTAGGCAACTCTATCGGTGCCACGGCAGCTAAGGGTGACTGGTTCGACATCGAACTCACGCCCGGCATGGTTTTCTAGGGAGGAGGAGTCCTAAGTGGCAATTTACAACCCATCTGGTTCGGGCAACGTCCACATCGATGTTGTCCTTACTGGGATTTCGGTTGCTTGGCCGAACGAGGGGCTGGTCGGGAATGTCCTCTTTCCGGCAGTTCCGGTTCAGAAGCAATCGGACAAGTACTACGTCTTCGCGGGACGCGAAGGCTGGTATCCCGCTCTGGATGACGCTCGTGCACCTGGCACTGAAGCTAACGAGGTTCCTGGCCTTGAAGTCAGCCTCGGTAGCTATTATTGCCAGGAGCACGCGCTCCAGATCGCAGTCACGGACGAAGAGCGAGAGAACGCCGACTCGCCTCTGAGTCCTGATGTCGACGGCACAGAGATGCTCGCATCTCGTGTTGCTCTCGGCAAGGAATACAGGATCTTCAAGCTGGTTTCGACTGCAGCCAACTACCATACCGATCCAGGTACTGACTACAACAATAACCTGACGGTCGATCTCAGCTCGCCAGGCGGTAGTGGTTATCCGTTCTACGAGCACTTGCAGTGGGATAACGCTACTGGAACGAACCAGCTAGGCGGTCAAGGGCCAACGCCTGTTCAGGATATTCGTCAGGCTTTCAGGTCGGTTCATGGTGTATCGTTCCTCACGCCGAACTCTGCGATTATCCCGTACCTGGTGATGTCGTACCTCGAAGACACGCCTGACTTCGTTGAGCGCATCAAGTACTCTGAGCGTGCGATTCTGACGCCTGACCTTGTCTCGTCGCTTCTGTCTCTCGACAACGTCGTAGTTCCAGGTTTCGGCTACGCGACGAATAACCCAGGGCAGACTCTTGCGCTCCAGTATCTCTGGCAGAACCAGGTACTGTTGACGTACAGCCCACCGCGTCCTGGTCTCAAGGTTCCTGCATTCGCCTACCAGTTCACCTGGGGCTTTGGCGGAGGTGGCGGTGGAAGTCTCGGATTCGGTTCGGGTGCCTTCTCTGGACAGGGCATCAACGATGGTCAGGGGCTACGCGGTACGGCTCTTAACCCGACCGACGACACGATGGGCACTGACAACGCACTCGGTGGCGGCATCGTCGACCGCTGGCGTGAAGAGCGTCGGGCCTCTGATGTGATTCGATTCCGTCAGCGGTACGACCTCGAGCTGATCGGCGTCGACTCAAGTGGCAAGTCCATTTGTGGCTTCCTCTTCCAGAACGCAATCGCGGCAACGTCCTGATGGCTAGCGGCGATGTAGTTCTACAGTACGTATCGATGGGCGTTACGGGTGTAACTTCCGTCGAAGCGTCTAGTCCTGCTGAAACTGTGGACCAGTCTGTAACTTTTCAAGGTGAAGCAGCTGGTGCTACACCGACGAATCTCAGGTCGGATTCGTTCACTCTCAGCTTCCAGTTGAGCGACGAGACGCAGGTCACGCCTACGTTGTTCGACGGAACGAAACAATATACCCTTACCATTACGGAGGTGTAATGGCTTACGTAGCCTACGTGGGTCGTAACGATGCTGAACCTGGCGAAGTTGTCGACCAGTCGAAGTACACTCCTGAGGAGTGGCAGCGTCTCATCACGAGCGGTCTCGTTGTTCAACAGGGTAGTCCTGACGATCCAAAGGTTCGTGCAGCGCAAGCTGCAGGAGAAGGATACGAGGATCCTCGTGATCAGCGAATCGCCGAGCTCGAGGCGCAGGTTACGGACCTCCAGGCATCTGCGAAGCCTGCGAAGCAGGAAGAGCAGAAGTCGCCTACTCCGGAACAGAAGCAGTCTTAGGGAGGTGTATCGTGGCCTCTGCGCACATTACGACTTCGCAGGTCCAAGCGTGGCTTGAGACCACGAAGTGCACCATCTCGGCGATCGATCCCAATCTGGAAGCAGAAGTTTCTGGTGAGGTACTTGGTCGTCTGACTCAGACCTACAACGAGTTCGTTCCAGCCTGGGTCGACTCGACGACTACACCAGCTATCGTGCAAAAGGTTATTGCCATGATGTACGCTGGCTGGTTCTACGATCGGCAGTATGCGGAGGTAATCAGTCAGGAGCCTGGGCAGTCTTATGGTCTTACCCTTCGGACTTGGGCTGCCCAGCTTCTGGCTGATATCATTCGGGGCATTGTTGCCATCGAGGAAATCGAACCTAACCAGCCTGCAGTAGCGCCTGTGTTCTACCCAACGGACGTAAGCTCTACATGGGATGCTTGGCGGACTAACACAGACTGTAATGACCAGTCTCTAGGTCCTGCAAAGTTCGGCATGGGTAAAATTTTCTAGGGAGGTGTTCTAGTGCCAGCTTACAAGCTCCAGAACGGTGTCAAGGTTGGTAGCCTTGTCAATCTCGGCTACGAGTTCTCTCCTAGTCTTGCTTTCAACGCTAAGGCGTTTGACAAGCTCGATCTCGATATTAGATCGTTTCGCGAGCCTCTCAAGCGTTCGATCCAGCATGTCATTGCTCCTAGCATTGGGAAGAACTTCCTCAAGGGTGGCCGTCCAGAAACATGGACGCCTTTGTCAGATGCTACTCTTCCTGTCAAGGCGAATGCTGGTTCAAAGTTCCCGATTAACGATCCGCTTCTTCGGTCCGGGTTGCTAATGAAGACCATGCAGCAACTCAACATATGGACCATCAATACGGTAGAGGCTTCGATTCAGAGTCTGCCGTCCAAGATCTCTTATGGTGGCATCCATCAGGCGGGATCAGGTACTCAGCAGACAGCGGCTCAGGCTTCTGGCGGAACTGCCGAAGGCTTCATGAGGATGATTGGTGATGTCCTCGCTAGTGGCGGAGGTGGCGAGCGAGGACAGAACATTCCAGCTCGTCCATTTGGTATGGTTCAGACTTCTGACCTCGATGGTATTCAGCAGGAGTTCGAGATCTGGCTGAACGAGCGTATCATCGCCCAGTTGGGAACATGATGCCTGGACCTAACACTGATAGCTCAGAGGTCATAGCTACCTACGTCTACGATATGGTGTCGGCTGCGAAGAGTGATCTAGGCCTTCAAGACGTATGGTACGGAGATCAGGAGTTGCTTCCCCATACTCCTGCAGCTTGCGTTATTCCTGGAAACAAGCGTCGAGAATTTGCCGGCGCTAGCTATCGGACGATGAACACTTTTGAAACCTATGTCTTGATATACTACGGTAAGATTCAAGATATCCAGGCTAACTTGCACGCTTCGACAGCGATAGCCGATAGCGTTGAGACTCTGGTTCATTCCGATCTCACTCTTGGCGGTAACGTCATATCGGTGATATGTACTCAGGATGAACCAGGTATGGTAACTAAATCAGGTGTGCTTATGGTCGGAGCGCGCCTAACGTTCGAGTCACAGAGTAAGACAACTTTCCCTCAGCAGGTGGTGTCATAGTGCCGTACAAAGTGAAAGTGGATCACCCCAATCTGGGGGAACAGTCGCTCTTCATTCACGGTTTGGGGACGTTCGCCAACAACACCGAGACGATCGTCGACGACGAACAAGGTGCACGCTTTCAGGCGCGTGAAGGCAAACCTCCGGAAGCTATTAAGCCTTTCGGAGTAACTATCACGAAGGTTCAGGGAGGTGACCAGTAATGACTTACGGAATTGGTGCTGGTGGTATCATGGGCATCGCTTTTGAAACCGTCCCTGGTACTTATGTAGCTCCGACGAAGTTCATTCCGTTCCTGTCTGAGACTCTCGAGTACAAGGAGATGAACAACTATCGTCGGCCGATTAGGGCGTCGGCAGCTCAGATCGGTGTTGTCGCTGGAGACTTCGACATCGAGGGTACGATCTCGATGGAAGCTACGGAAGACGTTTGTCTTTACTTCACGGAGTGCTCTCGGGCTATCGGTGTCAAGACGGGTACGACTCCGAACTGGATCTACACGTACACACCGATGGACTACGCAGTCCCAGGCACTACTATGTCAATTACAGTAGTGCGCGATGGGGTTGTTTTCGGCTACAC